GTAAAGAACATCTTTTTCGGATGCAGCTAAGAAGTCTGTTTGAGGTCCTTCGTTAGGCATAAATGCCACATGAGAACCTGTACTGTCTAAATGTTTTTGTATAGGGTCAGGTAGTTTTTTACTTTCTGACTTTGTAATAACATTAGACGTTAAAACTTTTTCTTCAGTATCAAGTTCTTTCTTGACTCTAAGAAGACTTCTGGTTAGCTTCTGAACTTTCTTAGTTTTCTTTTCTAACTTCTTTTTAGCTTGTAAGCTTAACTGAAGATCAGAAAGTTCTGAAGTTTTTTTTCGCCCCGGCTTACGCCGAGGTGTACCGTCCTTTTTAAGTATATAGCTCCCATCGGGATTTGTCAAGTACTTTTCTGAATTATTTTCCAGATCGTCCATATGTTTTATCTACGTATTTTTTTAATCCGGGTCTTGACATCCTTCTTCCTGTTTCAGACTCTAACCAATCTACACCTATTCCAAGACTTATCTCACCATGAAATACAGCTTCAGCTACTTCATCTAGCATCTGTAACTCTTCTTCAATAGGTTTTAAATAACCTTCAAAGTTTTCATCTAACTCATATCCAAAAGGAACAGTCGAAGAAGTTCTTCTAATATAATTTTCAGGTCTAAACATTACTTAACTTTTCTATACTTTCTAACTTTTCTTGCAGTCTTTTTAGGTTGTTTAGAATGTTGTTTACCTTTCTTTGTATCTTCTTTTTTCTTTTTTGAAGTAGCTGCATACTCTTGAGCTGATAAAGCTTTAATAGCTTTTTCAGGTAAATAGCGTTCTCCAGTCTCAGAAGATTTCTTTCCAGACTTGGTTCTCCACTTTTGTTTGGTCCAAGCTCTAAGACTTCTTTGACTTTTTGCTAGTGCCATGTTCTTTTAATACTTTTGATTGTGCAGTTTTACTTAGGTCTCTAAAATGAAATAAAGGCTTACTTGTTTTAGTATGAGTTTTACCAGTATGTATTTTACCGTTACTCATAGCATGTTGGTTGCCTTTCCATTCAGTTCCGTTTCTTAGATAGTGTCCACGAGACTTCCAGCTTTGTGAAGTTTGTTTAGCCATTTTTCTTTTTCCTTGTTTTACCAGCTTTTGAAAGTGCAATAGCTACAGCTTGTTTCTGAGCTTTACCTTCTTTCTTTAATCTACGTATGTTCGTAGAGATAGCCTTTTTACTTTTTCCTTTTGCTAGTGGCATGGTTTACTTGTATCCTCCACCAGCATCTTTATATTCTTTTGCTAAAAGCTGGGCTTTTCGAGCTGACCATTGCCCGGCTTTACCGCCACGTGTACCAGCTTTGATCTTCTCGAAAAGTCTCTTACGCATACTCGGCTTGGTGTAATTACCAGCTTTGTTGACTGTAGACTTTGTTTTAGTTGTTTTCTTTGGCATCTTTCTTTCCAAATATTCTATCCCAATTATCTCTATAGTCTTGCGTATAAAACCCGGGTCTAGGATTAGCTCCTTTACCCCCATCACTTTTTTTATATACGTGGTTTCTAAATGTTACAGGTTTTTCAGGACTACCTATAGCTTGTGATTTACCTTTCGCCATTTTACCACTTTACCTTATCAGCCCAGTAAGCTGCTGACATCTTACCACGTTTAATATTTTTAGCATGACGAGCTTTAAATGAAGCTCTTTTCTTTTTCATCTTTGAAGACTCACCTGCTTTAGGTTTACCTGCAGTCTTAGCTCCTTGCTCACCAAATCTAATCATACGTATCTTATCGCCTTCTTTGGCTAATACTACGTGAGATTTCTTTGGATGGCTTGGAGTTCTTTTAGGTACGTTGTACCCTGCAAACTTCTCTCCTCTATATGTAATACTCAATGTACTGTCCTTCCACTAGGGTTTTTATCTATTAAGTTTAAATGTGTCTCGTCATTTCCATTAACATAAATACTATCGAGTTCACCAACAATAACCAAATAATTGTTTTTTGCAGCTCGTTCTGCTTTTTCAAGCGTTTCAGCAACAATGTTTGGACCTTGAAAGGTTTTACCATAAGCTTCAATTTCAGTCAGAAATATCTTCATATTCACCGTCCTCAATATCTATGGGGGCTTTATCTGGCATTAAAAAAATACCCCCAGCATTCATGTTATGGGTTACATCAACTTTATCGACTTTAGAGACTCCAACTCTATCAAGTAACGTCTGAGCTGCTGAGAGCTTATTGTTAGCTTGGATGATAGGTTTCTTAGAGTCCATAATTTCTACTAGCTTAAATGCAGCTTTAGGAGCTGCGTTGGCTAGGATATCTTGAGTCAGCTCAAGTATCTCAGACTTTAAAGTTTTAACCACATGATGGTAGTGGCTTTTATACCCTGCAAGTTCTGCAGCCTTCTTAGCATCACCTTGACATTCTATAAGGTGCTCTAGGAAAGACTCCTGTTTCTTTGTAAGCTCTCGCTTGGTTTGAGTTTTATCTATGCTTGGTAATATAGCCATGTCCTTTATTATAGAGTTATTTGAGAAACTTGTCAAGTTTTTAAAGTTTTTTTCTTTACCTCTTGACAAAACTGTCATACGGATGTATAATAACTTTAGTGCCCCCCGGGTTCAATATATCCCCACCACACCCTTCCCCATCCTTTTACGTCTTCTAGACTTGTAAAAAACATCCCTAAATTAATACTAATTAATACCTTAAAAACTTTAAAGTTTTTATAGTCTTTAAAGCCCGACTGTAAACTAGATATATCCAATCTGGTTAATGGGGTATTTGGTGTAAAATGTATAATCACGCTATAGATATATAGGGGGGTGGGGTAGGTCTCTAGCCTAGGTCGATGGTGGGATTCTAAAAGCATCTCAATCTAGCCCTAACAAGACTTTAAAAAGCTTTCAAGATTTACTAGCCTATTAAATCTAACGCCATAAAGAACATTAAAGTCTTTATAGATACCATTCTCATTCTCAAAGCATAAGATAAACTTTAAAACTTTACAATGCTTTCTAAAGTTAATCAGACTCTAAAGTCTCAAATGGTATCTATAAACATGTTGTGCAGTACCAAAGCAAGTACGGAGGATGTTTTACCCATTCGTTAAAAGACTGAGAAACTTTAAAGGACTACCAAGTCACAACATGTGCATAGCACTTTAATACATTATGGAGTTGCTCTTTATAGGGTTCTACATATTCTTTTATAACCTCCTTGATAATACTTTAAAGTCCTGCATTTGTTTTACAGGTCTTTAAAGTCTCTGTATCAAACTGTATCCCTACAGATTCATGTCCTCTGCAAAGATACCTACATGAATTAATGGCTTTAAAGTTGAGATATTACTTATTAACTTGAAAAGTCTAATGATTTCTAAGTCCATAAAGCTCTCCTAATTCTAGTTAACGATGACATAAAGCTTTTAAAGTTCAAATGTTTTAAACTTTTTTATCGCTAAAGCTCTAAAAAACTTTAAAAACTTTACAGACAAGCTGTAAACTCTATGGCATTTGAACTTTAAAACCATTCATGTCATTACCGTACTTATATTAGGAGACCATTATGAACAAAGAAATCATCATAGACTTTTCAAATGAAGAAAGCGTAATATTCTCAACAGTTTCAACAGCCATTAATTACATTGTAGATATGCTCTGCAGTGGAATTCATGCTGTAGGAATCCACTGTAGTGATACAGAGGACACTAAACACCTGCAAAACTACATTGCAGGACTTTATAAATCTATTATCTAAGGAGATAAATATGACAGAATATGTAGAAAAATTCCCTAAAAAGGGAGCAACGTACCCACAATGCAAAGCAGTAGCTATGCACATGACAGACCTTGGGATTCCAAATCCTAAGAATCCTCAGTATACCTTAAAGGAATGGGATAAAACCAATCCTTTGCGTACCATGCTTTGGATACTGGCACAGCCAAAATCTCAAAGAGATACTGATATTGAGGCTTTGAAGACTCTGCCAACTTTCACTAGAAAGCATGTGCAAACTCTCAGAGATTTACCTCATGGCTTTGAGAACCTTCCGAAAGCCTATAAAGACTGTCTTAAACTCTTTATGGCATCAGAATACAAAAGAAAGTAAATCTTTTGAAAGCCTTAACATTCTTGTTAGGGCTTTTTTATGGTCATCTTTTATCATTACCCACCAGTAATAATGAAATTACTTCGTAATTGCTTTTGATCTTACGACCTTGTAGACTAGATGACCTACCCTAAAGTCTTTAAAGACCTACGGTTATTTTAAAACTTTAAAGCTTAAAACTTAAGATTCCTCGCCCAAAGGTTGAAGGAGTTTGACTTTAAAAACTAGCTAATCTATCATGTTTTGCCTGTATCTTTTATAGTTCTTTAAAGTTCTTTAAAGTTCTTCAATCATCCTTTCTCCTCTTTGATTATCTTTAATTATCTATCATATTACTTCAAAGATTATAGCATGTTTTTTTAAAAAACGCAACACTTTTTAATTAAATATATAAATTAATTAATAGATTAATCTTAAACTGAAGATTAAAATATGCTTGACTTTTTCTCGGCTTCCTGTCATGATGCTTCTCGTCTCGGCAACAATGCCTTGACCAAACTTAATAGGAAATATTATGAGTAGAAAAGAAGTACCACTTGTAAAGTTTAACTCTCAAGAGAAAGCTCAACGCTATATTCAAGAGTTAGGTTTTAGTTTATCTAATGTTCATTGCTTTAAAGAGGACAGGTCTTTCCTGTATTCTAAAAAGTTTTCTAAGACTCAAGTCTTTCTTAGATCAACCTTTGATTATCTCAATGATAATACTTTAGAAATGGGTACTGTCTGGACTGTTCAACAATTTTAATAGGAGAAACTTATGGAAGATTTAGATCACTTTGATATTGTAAACTTTATAGAATCAACTATAGAGCCTCAAGAAAATGTTTATAATTCGTTGATCGAATTAGAAGATTGGGTTTTAGAGGAAGCCTTAACAACTAAAAACACGGAGATTAAAATGAATCCTAAGTATTAATCTAAAACTGAAGATTGAAAGGGATTGACTTCCCTGCCATCAGTTGGTACAATGGTCGACACAAGCACAGGACAATTAGTAAAAGAGCTGAAAATAAATCAGATAAAATAATTAAACTAATTCTCAAGGGATATGGAGAAACACCAGCGTAAATAAAGTTTAAAGATAACCTGCATGAAACTCCCCCGAACTATACAGACATCATTGAGATTGTATATGTAAATTCCCAGTTGCTAGTTGATGGGTACAAATAACTAGCACCTTTATTAACTTTAATAAACTATGGAGATAGTAATATGGCTAAATTAATTTATAGCAGAAATGGTAGCGAGACTACTGAAAGTATTGATAACGCACCACCTCAAGTGAGATGGATATGGAAACAAGCTCATAGCTTTGGTGCTAACATTGTAAGAGTAAGAGCAGATCAACTCCGATATGGTAAAAGCACAGGTAAAACATTTGATGCTTTTCATAATGGTAAAGTATCTGTTTACAAACAAAAGGATAATGTACATCCCGACAATGCTTTGTACTTTGCAAGAAAAATACCTCTTACCAAAGTAAACAAGGGTATGCAAATTCTTGAAATACATACTAACATAGATGTTCAAGATACTCTTGATATTATTACAGGTATTAAATACTATTCACAAACTTCTTTTCTAGGAAGACTTTGGAATCGTATTAGATATGGTGTTCCCATGTCTATAAATTCCTAGTCATAATAATCTAGGTAGTGCATGGATTAAAATCCCTGTCCATGTATCTCAAGAACAAGGTGCAGAATTTGGTAGTTTACTGTGGAGAAAAAACTACCACTATTTTAACCAACATAATAAAAGGAGATATATTATGGCACAGATGAGAGTAAAAGACCAAGACCTAGTTGTAGAACAGGTTGTAGAAAAGATTGAAGCTACTGAACTTGATAAGTTCAAAGCTCGTAA